TAAGTTAAATGACATGCAAGCAAATCAATTGATAAATAATTTATCCAAAGCAAATGAATTTTATAATCCACCTCCAGGACCAGCTAATGTTATTGACATGGCAACAGGAACTAGAAACCTGGACAAAGAAGGTTTAGCATCACTTAGATTAGTAGCAGACGATTTTGGATATGTTAGTCCAGAAGATTTAAAAAGATTACGAGAAAATAAATCTTTAATGTCTGTACCTAATAAAAAAGAACTAGCCGGCATGGAATATGAATTACCATCAAGAGGGTCTGCAGAAGAAACATTTAAAAATACACAAAACGAGTTAAGAAAAGAATTGGAGAGATTAAACGAAATAGACTTACCAAAAGATATTGACATAAGAGAAACTACACTTCCAACAGGTGCAGGATTAGAAGCACTTAAAAATGTTAAGAATAATAATTTAATTATAAATGATTTAGTAGATAAAGTTTATGACATGGCAGGTGTTGCAAAAACAGCACAACCTGTAGCAAGAGGAAATGCTAGAGATTTTTTAAATACAATTAAAGATATGGAAGATCCAACTTTTCCAGGTGGCACAACATTATCTAGTGTAATGGAAGTTGATGATTTTAAATTTGCAACTGAAGGTGGCGGTGGTGGAATGGGTGATCCATTATTATTGGTACAAAAATATTTTGGACCAAGAGTTGCTGCAGCTGTATCTAAATTAGAAGGTAGAGATCAAATAGAATTATTTGCAAACAGACTTGTTAAAGTTAAAGATGCAAAAGGTAATACCATAACTGACAGAGGATTTGATCCAACTACAGTTGATCCAAATGATTTTGAATTTAAGGAAGGTGGCAGAGTAGGTTACCGAGGAGGTAAACTTGTTGGTAAAGCTTTAGGGATGTTTAAAAGACAACAAGCTTTAGAACGAGGAATGGGTGAAGGTTTTGCTGCTGCAGAACAATATGGAATTACAGGACCTATGGTAAGTAAATTATTTAGAGAACTTGCAATGGACAAAAGTTTAGTAGGTCAAGAAAAAACACAATACATGAAATTAATAAATGAAGTTTTAAAAAATCCTGAAAAATATCCAGATGAAATATTACAAATCCAAAAGAAACTAGGACTTGATATTGATGTTGGTATGAAGGGTGGTGGCCTAGCTAAAATTCTGGAGGTGTAATGGCCGTCGATATAAATAGAGTTAAGGATATTTACAAAAGTTATTTTACAGGTGGTGGTAAACGATCTGGTTTAGACGCAGAAACTATTAAATTAATTTTAGACACATACGAAACTAAAAAATTAGGTCCAGATAAAATATCTGAATTTTTAAAAAAAGAACCCTATAATTTAGATATTGGGAGATCTACTATTAGTAGAATTTTAACAACAGGAAGAAATCAAAATATAATAAAACCAATTGCTTTAAAAGATTTTAAATTTTTTGAAGAGTCTAAAAGAACAGAACCCAGATTTAATAGTATAAGAGAAATAACTAATATAGATAGAACAAGAAATCCAGATATTCCAGCAGATGCAAAATTTAAAATTGAGTTTGGAAGACCTAGTAAAGATATTAAAAAAACTGCTATACCCGAAGAATTTATAGGTCTTAAATATTTCAACACTAAAGAAGACGCTGAAACTGCTTTAAATAAAAGAAAGAGCACTAGTTTTAAAACTCCTGCAGGTGATCCAGAAGAAGTATCCTACAAAAGAAATAAAAGAAGATATGAAAACGTAAAAGCAGTTACAAAGGGTGCCAGTGAATTAGATAAACAAAATATTAAAAAAATACAGGGCGGTATATCAGCGATAAATAATTATTTTAAAAATAAACCAGAGTTAATTAACACTACTCCTTTTGGTCAAAATGTAAAAGCTATGATGGCCGTACGTTTAGATAAAGACACAGGTAATTTTTATTCTAGATTAAAATCAGATGATTATTATCTACAAAAAGCAAAAGACGGACGTCTGTTTGATCTTTTTGATGTTAGTCCAGTAGCTAAAAGAAAACGAGGTGGAAGATATCCAACTAATGTAAACATAACACCCAATCAATTTAACAGGGCTTTTGTACAAAGTCAGTTAACAAATTTTTTTAATAAAGGGGTTAACGAAGAAACAGCAAATCAACTAGACACTATTTTAAAAGAAAGAAATGTAAGAGTTGAACTTCCAAACGTTGGAAGAGTAGGTGCAGCAGCAGACGTGGCCTATGATAGTGCAACAGGTACTTTTCCTAGAATTGTAAAAACATTGGAATCAATGGAAGCGCCTGATGAGATAAAAAATTTATTTGTAAACACAAATTTAAGAAAAGAATTTGAAAACAACACAGACAACGTTTGTTCCATCTTTGGAAAAGCAAGCGGTGGTACAGTAAAATCTTGTGTAGCTCAATTTGATGAAGCGGTACAAAAAAATCCAGAAGGCCTGTTTCAAAAAGTTTTAAACTTTGCAAAATCACCAGGTGTAAAAAGATTTACATTAGCTGGTGCTGCTGGAGCAGCTGGGGCTGCAATCGTAAAAGAATTTAGAAATGATGATCCAACAAGTTATTTATCAAACGAAGATCAACAAAAGAATATGTTAGTTGCAATGGCAACAGATCCAATTATGGATCCGCTAGCAAATCAATTTGATAGACCAGATATTTTAGATTACCAACTTCCTGCGTTAGGTGCTGCCGCTGCAACTTCAACGGCACTTGGTGCACCATCAACAATAAAAGCAAGTCGAACAAGAGGAATGGGTATGGAGAAAAAAGGATTAGCAAAAACAGGTCTAAGAGTTTTAGGAAGAGGACTTGGTATTATGTCTACTCCCGGTGCCCTGGCTCCTTTTGCAGCAGCCGATATCGCCTCACAAGTTTACGAAGGAGATAGTGCAACAGATATAGCAACTAATCCATTTAATTATTTATACGGTACCTTTGCTGATCAAACAGATAAAATGACTAGAGGACTAAAACCAACACTTAGAAAAGTGGCTAGATTAGGTATGAGTCCTGGAGCATTAAGGGTTATGTCTAGAGCAGGATTAGTTGGACTTGCAGGTTCTCTAGGTATACAAGGGTATAACTTATTAACAGATGACTAAAAAATTAACTACAACTGTACCTCCTTTAAAAGGACCTAATTCTCAGGGGTTGAATGTTTCGGGAAAAAGGATTATAACAGTTGAGAACTCGGAGAAAAATAATGTCAGAAATAGACAAAGCTTTGCCAAACGTAGAGCAAGAAATAAAATTACCTAGTGAAGAAGAGGTTGTAGAAGCATCTCAAGAGAATATTGAGGAACAAGTTGGACCAGAAGATATTCAAGTTGAACAAGAAGAAGATGGCGGTGCTACAATTACTTTTGATCCTGAAGCTGTAAATCAGCCAGGCACTAATGAACACTTTGACAATTTAGCAGATCTACTTCCTGAAGATGTTTTAGGAAGATTAGGTTCTGATCTTTTTGAAAATTACACACAATACAAATCATCAAGAAAAGATTGGGAAGATGCTTACACTAAAGGTTTAGATCTATTAGGATTTAAATATGAAGTTCGATCCCAGCCTTTTACAAATGCAAGTGGTGCAACACACCCAGTATTAGCAGAAGCCGTAACACAGTTTCAAGCACACGCTTATAAAGAATTACTTCCAGCGACTGGTCCAGTCCACACTCAAATTATGGGTTTACCTACTAGAGAAAAAGAAGACCAGGCAACTAGAGTAAAAAATTTCATGAACTATCAACTCATGAATGTGATGAAAGAGTATGAACCCGAGTTCGATCAGTTACTTTTTTATCTCCCTCTTAGCGGCTCTGCATTTAAGAAGATTTATTATGATGAACTTCTAGGCAGAGCCGTGTCTAAATTTGTTCCGGCAGATGACCTGATAGTTCCATACACAGCAACATCTTTAGAAGATGCAGATTCAATCGTGCATGTTTTAAAAGTGTCAGAAAATGATTTAAGAAAAAAACAAGTAGCAGGTTTTTATAGAGATGTAGAAATCACTCCAGGTTATTCTCAAGAAACAGAAGTAGAGAAAAAGGAAAGAGAATTAGAAGGAGTTAGAAAAACTAGAGACGAACAAGTTTTTACAATTTTAGAAATTCACACAGATTTAGATCTAGAAGGTTTTGAAGATAAAGACGAAGAACAAAACCCTACTGGAATCAAACTTCCATACATTGTAACAATTGATACTTCTTCAAGAGAAGTTTTATCAATTAGAAGAAACTACAAAGCTGAAGATCCATTAAGAAATAAAATAAGTTATTTTACTCATTTTAAATTTTTACCTGGACTTGGTTTTTATGGATTTGGTTTAATCCACATGATCGGTGGATTATCTAGAACTGCAACGAATGCTTTAAGACAACTATTAGATGCTGGTACGTTTTCAAATATGCCAGCTGGATTTAAACAAAGAGGTATTCGTGTTAGAGATGAGGCACAATCGATTCAACCTGGAGAGTTTAGAGATGTAGATGCACCTGGCGGAAACATTAGAGACGCATTTATGCCTTTACCTTTCAAAGAACCATCAGCAACATTATTACAATTGATGGGTATCGTAGTAAACGCAGGTCAACGATTTGCCGCCATAGCTGACATGCAGGTCGGTGACGGCAACCAACAGGCCGCTGTTGGGACGACTATAGCTTTACTCGAACGTGGAAGTAGAGTCATGTCAGCGATACATAAAAGATTGTATGTGGCACTCAAAGAAGAATTTAAATTATTGGCAGATGTGTTTAAAACATATCTACCACCAGAATATCCTTACGATGTTGTAGGGGGTCAAAGAAATATTAAAGTTGCAGACTTTGATGATAAAGTAGATATCATTCCAATTGCTGATCCAAACATATTTTCACAGTCACAAAGAATTAGTTTAGCACAAACTGAACTACAACTTGCGATGTCAAATCCAAATATGCACAATATGTATGAAGCATACAGAGATATGTACAGTGCAATTGGTGTAAAAAATATTGATAAGATTTTACCACCACCTCAACAACCTATGCCAATGGATCCAGCGGCAGAAAATATTATGTCAATGAGTGGTAGACCTTTTCAAGCGTTCAAAGGACAAGAACACAGAGCACATATTACTTCGCATTTAAATTTTATGGCAACCAACATGGCAAAAAATAGTCCGGCGGTTATGGGTGCATTACAAAAAAATATTTTTGAACACATTTCTTTAATGGCACAAGAGCAATTAGAGATAGAATTCAGAGAAGAGATACAACAATTGATGCAACTACAACAAATGGCACAACAAAATCCACAAATGGCACAAAGTCCACAAGTACAACAGCAAATTGTACAAATGAGTATGGCAATTGAAGCAAGAAAAGCTAAATTAATTGCTGACATGACTCAA